GTTCTTCTCCGCCCTTAAGGGGCTTACTGTGTAATATCTAAATCATGTGTGCTAACGGCTAGCCCAAGAATAAATTCCCGATTTTCGGCCTCCATCTAGTGAGTTTTCCTAAATCCAAGGGGATCCTTAGACACCTAGTACATGATATACTACGTTTGTTTGTTTATTTTGCCTTCTGTAAAAATTCAAGCATTCATACACAGAAGAGTGAAGAAGTATGAGCTTGCTCTTTTAGCGGCCATATTGACGTTTATAGTCTCTATGGTCTCTATTAAAAAGAGTAAAATAAGGTGATTAAAAGTTGCGAACATCTTTCATCACCGGAACACCCAAAAGTGTTCCAAAAGAAAAATCATCGGATGTTGATCGATAAACTGTAATGTTTTGATTTCCAAGACCCTCAATCCAAATTACTGGGGTGGGGTAGTTACCGTCGCGGACAATGGAGTTAGTAATACCACCATATTCAACTGGCACCATGTGAGCGGCGCAGTAATAAGGGATCTCGAGTTCAATGAGACCTTCTTTGCTAACAATAACAGGAAGTTCATCACAAAACAGTTTTGGGATACTGGTTGCAACTGCAGTATCAACAGCTGATGTTGGGCGGGGCTGAGCAATATCATCAAGAATATTGTTATAAAAACGCACTTTAATTGGCTCAGCCTGAGTGAAATTCCAATCACGAACATAGATCTTGAGACGCATACCACCACGCATAAAGCCATAGATGGGATACAATTCAGAATAAATGTCATGATCAGCATAAACACTCGAAATGGGAGTGTGTGCCCAAGCATCAATACCGACTAAATGTCCAGAAGGGACTTGAACTTGCTTAATGAGTCGGTTACGTTTAAGCATTTGACGGAAAGATCGTACAGATTCACCAAAGCAGCGAGCATCGGCGAGTTGACCTAAGTTAATGTGTGATCTTTTGCCTGCTTCATCAGATTCACCAATTTGGGCCACGATTTCGGGGGTTTCGTCAGATTCCTCCGATACGTGTTCCAAAGCTGGCGGTATCGATGTAAGCTTAGTCGTTGACTTGGCATTTTTCGCACGCTTTCCATCAGTTACAATAGTAACATCACGATTTCCAATAAAGATATTGAAAGATCCAATCTGAGCTGTAACTTCAGTGGGGGCCGGAACTGGAGTATCAACAGTATCCGTACCTTCTTCGGCAATACTACGTAATGTTCGAGTTAAAGTACTTTCCTCGCTTTCGGGTTTAACAGCCCAGCGAGAACGGCGTGGTCCGGCAAATTGAAAATTTGAGGCGCCACCAACTTCAACCATGACATCAGTAACGTTGGAAACGGAGGGAGGTGAAACAAGTGGGTTTACAACTGTCATCACGAGACGACCGGTGGTATGATTTCTTAAGTCAGTACCACCATGACACAACATCCAGGCACGAGTAGACACATATGGGACAACGAATTTGAAACTGGAGGATTGGGAAAGATCAAAGACTTCAGTGTAATTGAAGCCAGGCATTGAAGTAAAATTATAATCATCAGCAATCTTAGAGAAGGGAATGAAAGTGACCTGAACACGACCTGTGTGAAACTTAGTTTTTACAAAATGAAAGGTAAACTCAATATCTCCTCTCCAATGGGTAAAGAAACCCTGGGCAAACCACAAGTGTGGTCCAGTAGTGTACCCTTGAGTAGGAGACACTTCATTGCGGAGCAGAGATGGGCCCACATAGGTTTGGTACAAAATAGTATCAGACACTTGAGACATATTCCATGTAATACGATTGATGAGTGCGGTTTTCTGCACAAGATGAGACAAAGCAAGCTCATCATGATCACAACCAGCAAACGAGTCAAATGTTTCCAATTCATTGGCAGCACTTAGAGCTAGCTTGCGGCTTGTATCAATACCATCATAATTCATAGAATAAGGATTAGGTATCTGTTTCATGTATGCGGGAACTGCTTGTGAAGTGGGTTTTGAAAATCCAAATAAAGAAGCTACGGAAAGAGCAGATTCAGCCATCCATTCGACAGGTTTGGTAAGAGTAGAGAGAGCAGGGGCAATAGAACTTGCACCTTTAGCGAATTTACTAACGGAAGAAAGCATAGTTGAGATACCACTTTGCTCATGTTGTTTCATTTCACCACCAATTTGGGCTTCAATTGGTGAAGTTCCATGATCACGAAAACGATCATCGTTGTTTTCGAGGAATGCTTCAACATGTTCTGAACCAATTTGAGCATGGACAGTAGAAATACGAGCGGCAGTAGGGAACATCACCTCGGGTTCAACGAATTGAGCCCAAATAGTGTAACCCACAAAAGAAGCATCAGCAGAAACTAACGGCG